CACCACGCACCGGGGCCGATGCTGGTGGTGCTGCCGAGCCTCGAGCTTGCCAAGCGCATCTCGCGCCAGCGGATCGATCCGCTGATCGAGGAGAGCGCGGTGCTTCGCGAGCGGGTGAAGCCCGCGAGGTCGCGGGATGCAGGCAATTCGATGCTGTCGAAGGAGTTTCCCGGCGGCATCCTGGTGCTGACCGGGGCGAACAGTGCGACGGGTCTGCGGTCGATGCCCGCGCGCTACCTGTTCCTCGACGAGGTCGATGCCTATCCGGCCTCGGCCGACGAGGAGGGCGATCCGGTCACGCTGGCGGAAGCCCGGACCATCACCTTCGCGCACCGGCGCAAGGTGTTCATGGTCTCGACCCCGACGATCCGGGGGCTGAGCCGGATCGAGCGCGAGTTCGAGGCGAGCGATCAGCGGCGCTATTTCGTGCCCTGTCCGCATTGCGGGACGATGCAATGGCTGAAGTTCGAACGGTTGCGCTGGGCGGAGGGGAGGCCCGAGACGGCGGTCTATCACTGCGAGGGCTGTGAACGGCCCATTGCCGAGCACCACAAGGCGGAGATGCTGGCCCGCGGCGAGTGGCGGGCGACGGCGGTATCGAAGGACCCGAAGACGATCGGCTTCCATCTTTCGGCGCTCTATTCGCCGCTCGGGTGGAAGAGCTGGGCCGATATCGCGCGGGAATGGTTGGCGGCCCGGGGGTCGGACGAGAGGCTGCGTGCGGCGCGCAACACGCTCCTCGGCGAGACCTGGGTCGAGTCGGGTGAGGCGCCGGAATGGCAGCGGCTGGCGGATCGGCGGGAGGCGTGGAAGCCGGGCACGGTGCCTGCGGGCGGGCTGTTCCTGACGGCCGGGGCGGACATCCAGAGGGACCGGATCGAAGTCGATGTCTGGGCCTGGGGGCGCGGGCTCGAGTCCTGGCTCGTCGATCACATCGTGATCCCGGGCGGGCCTGACGCCCCGGAGGCCTGGGATCAGCTGACCGCTCTGCTCGGCCGGTCCTGGCAGCACGCCGGCGGCGTTCACATGACCATCGCGCGGCTCGGAATCGACACCGGCTACGAGGCGGCGGCGGTCCATGCCTGGTCGCGCAAGGTCGGGTTCGAGCAGGTGTCCCCGCTGAAGGGTGTCGAAGGATTCAACCGGTCGGTGCCGGTGTCGGGACCGACCTATGTCGATGCCACCATCGGCGGCAAGCGTCTGCGCCGCGGGGCGCGGCTCTGGACCGTCGCCACCTCGACCTTCAAGGCGGAGACCTACCGCTTCCTGCGGATCGAACGGCCGTCGGATGAAGCGCGCGGATCGGGTGCCCCCGACGCTCCCGGCACGATCCACATCCCCGGCTGGGTCGACAGCGAATGGCTGAAGCAGCTGGTGGCCGAGCAGCTGGTCACGATCCGCGACAGGCGCGGGTATGCCCGGCTCGAATGGCAGAAGCTGCGCGAGCGCAACGAGGCGCTCGACTGCCGGGTCTATGCCCGCGCCGCGGCGTGGATTCTCGGCGCGGACCGCTGGGACGAAGCCGCGTGGCGGCGGCTCGAGGCGCAGGCGGGCGTTGAGACTCGTGCTTCGGCTTCTATCCCGGCCGACGTGGCATCACCCGATCCGGCCCGGCCCCGGGCCGGAGTTCTGACCGCGTCGCCCGGGAAACGGCGGGTTTACACCCCGAGGTTCATGAGGGACTGATGGATCTGGCTCGCATGCAGGCGCTGCTCGTGGCGCTGCAAGAAGCCCGCTTTGCCGGGCTGCGCAGCGTCAGCTACGACGGCAAGACTGTGACCTACGGCTCGGACGCCGAACTGGCGGCGGCGATCCGGGACCTGGAAGCGCGGATCGCCATCGCCTCCGCAACGCCGCCGCGTCGTCGCTGGGGCACGGTCGCCAACAAAGGACTGTGATGTTCGACGCTCTCCGTTCGCGTCTCGGATCGTTCCTTGGCGGGTTCGAGGCGGCGCAATCGCATCGCCGTCTGCGCAATTTCCGCCCGACGCGGGCGCACGTGAACACGCTGATCGCCGCTTCTGGCGAGACGATCACCGCCCGGGCGCGCTGGCTGGTTCGCAATAACGGCTATGCTGCGAGTGCGGTTGAGGCTTTCGCGAACCACGTCGTCGGCGACGGGATCAAGCCCTCGTCGAGGATCGCCGATCCCGCGCTGCGTGACCAGGTCCAGCGGCTCTGGCTCGCCTGGACCGACGAGGCGGACGCTGAGGGGTTGACCGACTTCTACGGCATCCAGCGGCGGGTGGCCCGCGAACTGTTTTTGGCGGGCGAGGTGTTCCTGCGCATCCGCACGCGGCGACCGGAGGACGGGCTGACCGTGCCGTTGCAGCTGCAGATGCTGCCTTCGGAGATGCTGCCGATGGACATGACCCGTGTGCTGCCGGGTGCCGGGTCGATCCGGCAGGGCATCGAGTTCGACGGGATCGGCCGCCGCGTGGCCTATCACTTCCTGCGCCGCCATCCGGGCGACACGACCGAGCCGGGGCTGGCCGGGGAGACGGTGCGCGTGCCCGCCTCGGAGGTCATCCACATCCTCGATCCGGTCGAGGCGGGCCAGCTGCGCGGGGTGTCGCGCTTCGCGCCGGCGGTGGTGAAGCTCTTCACCCTCGACCTCTACGACGATGCGGAACTCGAGCGGAAGAAGACGGCGGCGATGTTCGCGCTGTTCATCACCTCGCCCGCACCGGAAACGCCTCTCACGCCGTCGGATGAAGCGCTGGAGGTCGAACCGGGCCAGGTGGTGCGGCTCGATCCCGGCGAGGATGTCACCACGCCGGCCACGCCGGACTCGGGCAGCACCTATGAGCCGTTCCAGTACCGGACGCTCCTGCAGATCGGCGCGGCGCTGGGCGTTCCCTACAGCTATCTGACCGGCGACACGGCGAAGGGGAACTTCTCGAACACGCGGACGGCGCTGCTCGATTTCCGCCGCCGCATTTCGGCATTCCAGCATTCGGTGATGGTCCATCAGCTCTGCCGCGCGGTCTGGACGCGGTGGATGGATACGGCGGTGCTGGCAGGGGCCATCGATCTGCCGGGTTATACATCCGAGCGGCGGCAGTACCTCGCCTGTGACTGGCTGCCCACGAAATGGGACTGGATCGACCCGGCGAAGGATATTGCGGCCGAGATCATGCAGATCGAGGCCGGGCTCAAGTCGCGCACGCAGGCGATCGCCGAACGGGGATACGACGCTGAGGAACTCGATCGGGAAATCGCCGCCGAGCGCCGGCGCGAGGCCGAACTCGGCCTCGACTTCCGGCGGCCGGGATCGCCGGCACGGCCTCCGGGTGGCGACCGGAACGACAGCGCGCAGGCAGATCCGGGCAGAGATCAGGACGATCCGTCCGCGGAGGACGCATGATGCACCACATCCGGCTCGCCCAGCGCGTCTTCAACACGCCGCTGATGGTCGATCCCGCCAAGGCGCTGGCTTTCCTTGCCGGACTTGGCCCCCGGATCGTCGGTCGGGAGGTCACCGTCAACGGGCTGACCGTCGATTCCGTGTATCAGGCCGCTGCCGCCATGCCGGCCCGGGCCTCATTGTTCGGTGATGACCTGGCCATCCAGCAGGCGCGGAACGGAAGCCAGCCATACGCGGTGGTGGACGGGATCGCAGTGATCGGGATCGCGGGCACGCTGGTGCATCGCGGGGCGTGGATCGGGCAGTCCTCGGGTCTGACCTCCTACGAAGGGATCGCTGTTCAGCTGCAGGCGGCGCTTGCCGATCCGGCGATCCGCGGCATCGCCCTCGACATCGACAGCTTCGGCGGCGAGTTGAACGGCGTATTCGATCTTGCGGACCGCATCCGCGCGGCACGGCAGGTCAAGCCCGTGCAGGCCTTCGTCGCCGATCACGCCCTCTCGGCCGCCTACGCGCTCGCATCGCAGGCCGATCGGATCGTCCTGTCCCGCACCGGCACGGTCGGCAGCATCGGCGTTGTCGTCATGCACACCGACATGAGCAGGTCGCTGGACCAGGACGGCATCACCGTCACGCTGATCCATGCGGGCGCCCGCAAGATCGATGCCAATCCCTACCAGCCTTTGCCCGAGGCCGTCCGCGACCGGATCGCGGGCGAACTGGAAGAGCTGCGCCGGCTCTTCGCCGAAATTGTCGCCGAGGGGCGCGGCCGTCGCCTCGATGCCCGGAGCGCACTGGATACCGAGGCTGCTGTGTTCCGCGGCGAGGCGGCGGTGCTGGCCGGCCTTGCCGATGAAGTGGCCGATCCGGTCGTCGCCTTCCGCGCTTTCGTCGCCGCATCCCGCGGCACCGCCACCCGCACATCCAACCCCAATGGAAAGGGCCCGATGATGACCATCGCCACCGAAGACCATGCGCAGCCTGCGCTTGCGCCTGATGCCACCACCCAGTCGGAACCGGCCGCGCCCGCGGCAAGCGCGTTGCCGGAGCCGGAAGCGACGCCTTCCGTCGAAGCGATCCGCGCCGAGGCGGCCGAGGTCGCGCAGGTCTGCGCCCAGGCCGCGCGTCTCGGCATCCGGATCGATGCCGCCGATGCCGTCGCCAGGGGCGTGAAACCCGATGTCCTGCGGGCGAGGATTCTTGCCGATCTCGCCGCGCGCAGCGATGCCGCGGGCATCATCGCCATGGCCCCGGCACCCGGGCCCAGGGAAAGCCCCATCGTGGCGGCCGCCAGGAAATCGGCCGTCGCCGCCTCGCGCTGATCCCGGCGCACCCCATCCCCCGAACATCCAGGAGACTGAACCATGCCCGTCCTGACCGAACCGCCCGGTATGGGCGACGTCCTCAAGTACGACGTCAACCCGAACTACACCCGCGAAGTGGTGACGCTGCTCGAAGGCACCGCCTATCCCGCCGGTGCCGTCCTCGGCCGCATCACCGCGAACGGCAAGTACAAGCTCTCGACGCACACCGGATCGGACGGCGCGCAGACCGCCTCGGCCGTGCTGCTCCATGCCGTCGATGCGACCGCGGCGGACGCCACCGGCGTCGTTGTGGCGCGCGGCCCGGTCATCGTGTCGCGCGCGGCGCTCGCCTACGACGCCAGCGTCAATGACGCGGCCAAGATCGCCACCAAGATCGGCCAGCTGGCCGCTGCCGGCATCGTCGCCCGCGACGCTGCCTGATCCCCCTCATCCCCCCCGGAGACCTGCCATGACCATCGTCCGCAACCCCTTCGACGCCGGCGGCTATTCGCTGGCGGAGATGACGCAGGCCATCAACATCCTGCCGAACCTTTACACCCGCCTCGCCCAGATCGGCCTGTTCCGGTTCGAAGGGATCAGTCAGCGCACGGTCATCATCGAACAGTACGAGGGCGTGCTGAACCTGCTGCCTTCCGTTCCGCTGGGCGGCCCCGCCACGGTCGGCAATCGGGAGGGCCGGTCGATGCGGTCCTTCGTCCTGCCGTGGATCCCGCATGACGATGTGATCCTGCCTGCCGACATCCAGGGCAAGCCGGCGCTGGGGGCGTCCGATGAGGCCGATCCGCTGGTCGAGGTGATGAACCGCAAGCTCCTGCTGATGCGGCGCAAGCATGCCCAGACCCGCGAATACATGGAGATGAACGCGCTGCGCGGCATCGTGAAGGACGGGGCGGGGACCACGCTCTACAACTACTTCACCGAGTTCGGGCTGACGCAGATCTCGGTGGACTTCGTCCTCGGCACTCCGGGCACGAACGTGCAGGGCAAGGTCCGCGAGGTGCTGCGCGCCATCGAGGACAACCTGCTCGGCGAGACGATGACCTCGGTGCATGCCCTGGTCAGCCGAGAGTTCTTCGACAAGCTGATCGCGCATCCCAAGACCGAGGAGGCCTGGAAGTTCTATGCCGCCACCGGCGCCCAGCCGCTGCGCGAGGATGTCCGCCGCAATTTCCCCTTCGGCGGGATCGTGTTCGAGGAATACGCGGGCACCGTCACGCTCTCGACCGGGGCCACCGAACGGCTGATCCCGGCGAACGAAGGCGTCGCCTTCCCGCTCGGGACGATCGACACCTTCGTGACCTACGGCGGACCGGCGAACCTCATGGAGACCGTCAATACCATCGGTCTGCCGCTCTATGCCCGCCAGCATCTCGACGAGAAGGGCCGGTGGATCGAGGTGATGACCGAGGCCTCGATCCTGCCGGTCAACAAGCGGCCGCGGCTGGCGATCCGCCTCTTCACGTCGAACTGACGGACGCAGCCCATGTCCGTCTTTGCCGCCGCCATGGACCGGCTCTTCGGCCATGCGTCCATGGCGGTCCCGGCACGCTGGATCTCAGCCACCACCTCCGAGGAGCGCCCGATCCGCGTAATCCGCCGCGCGCCCGACCGCGTCACCGACTTCGGCGCGGGGCGGATTGTCAGCGATACGACGGTGGTGGACGTCCGCGTGGCCGATCTGCCCGCCCCGCGCCCGGGCGACGTGATCGTCATCGGTGCAGACAGCCATGTCATCCAGGGGGAACCCGTCCGTGACCGCGAACGTCTGATCTGGACCCTCGATCTGAGGCCTGCATGAGGCTGAATCTCGAGGTCGGCCCCGACCTCGTTGTTCTCATGCAGGCCGAAATCGCTGCAGGCGAACGCGCCGTCACCACCGCCATGCGTGCGGCGGGCACCGGGCTGAAATCGTCGTGGCGTGCGCAGATCACCGGCGCTGGATTGGGGCGCCGGCTGGCGAATACGATCCGGTCGGCGACGTATCCCGAGCGCGGCGAGAGCCTGAACGCGGCGGCGCTGGTCTGGTCGAACGCGCCGGTGATCGTGGGCGCGCATGAAACGGGGCCATTGATCCGGTCGCAGAACGGGTTCTGGCTCGCCATCCCGACGCCGGCGGCTGGCCGATCGTGGCGTGGCGGGCGGATCACGCCCGGTGAGTGGGAACGGCGCACGGGGCTGCGGCTGCGGTTCGTCTACCGCCGTTCGGGGCCGAGCCTGCTGGTAACGGAGGGCCGGCTGAGCAGCCGTGGTCTGGCAGTGGCGTCACGCTCGAAAACCGGGCGCGGGCTGACAACCGTGCCGATATTCCTGCTGGTGCCGCAGGTTCAGCTGCGCAAACGACTGGATCTGGCGCGGGACGCAAACCGGGCGCTCGACAGCGTGCCCGGGCTGATCGTGGCCAACTGGAGGGACTGACGCCGTGCCCCGTGAGAGACTGCCGGATCGCCGTCCCTCGGTCACTGTCAACCTCGACTGGAACGGGCACGCGTTTGCGCTGACGGTGGGCTACGCGCCGAACGGTCGGGTCCGCGAGGTGTTCGCGTCGGGGCTGCGCGGCGGTTCGGATATTCAGCGGCTGGTGGACGACGCGTGCGTGGTGATTTCGCTGGCGCTGCAGTTCGGCGCGCGTCCGGGTGATCTGTTGCGTTCGCTCGGCACGGTGCCTGACCCGCGGGACGAAAACGCGTCGCTGCCTGCCAGTGTGCTGGGGGTGATAGTGGGCGCGATCGAGCGGCTGGATACGGGAACGTGGTGAGCGATGCCGACAACGCGCGAGACGGCCCTCAGTGCGCTGCACGCGCTGCTCGGGACGCTGCCCGCGACCGCTCTGCGCGGTGAAGTGCTGCCCGAGCGCGTGCCTGCTGCTGGCCTGCTGATCCTGCGTGACGGCGATCCGGGCGAGCCGGAGGTGACGCTGTCGCCGCTGCGCTACCACTATCGGCACCGGGCGGAGATCGAGGCGGTGGTGCAGGGCACTGCGCGCGATGCGGCGTTCGACGCCCTCTGCGCCGGCATCGGCGCGGCGCTTGCCGCCGACCGCACGCTGGGCGGCCTCTGCGACTGGGTGGAAGCGGAAGCGCCGCGTCCGGTCGATCTGGCCGTGGAGGGTGCCGCCGGTCTGAAGGCGGCCGTGATCCCGGTCATCCTGCACTATTCCACGGCCGATCCGCTCGGCTGAGGCATCTCACCAAAGGAGAACACGATGGCACGAGCTCATGGAGCGCGGGCGCAGCTGGCGCTCGCGTTCGAGACCGTCTACGGCACCGCACCCACGTCGGGCTATCGGCTGGTGCCGTTCGCCAGCACGACGCTCGGCGCGGAGCAGCCGCTGTTGAACAGCGAGCTTCTGGGCCATGGCCGAGATCCGCAGGCGCCGATCCAGGACGCAATCAGGGTCGATGGCGATGTCGTCGTGCCGATCGATGTCGAGAACTTCGGCCTCTGGCTGAAGGCGGCCTTCGGTCAGCCGATCACGACGGGCACCGGGCCCTACACACATGAATACCGCTCCGGCGACTGGTCGCCGCCCAGCATGGCGATCGAAAAGGCGATGCCGGAGGTTCCGAGCTACATGATGTACACCGGCTGCAAATGCGATCAGCTGTCCTGGCAGATGCAGCCTTCCGGGCTCCTGACTGCCACCGTCCGGCTGGTCGCGCAGGGCGAGACCGTCGCGGGCACCTCGGCGGCGGGCACGCCGACCGCGCTGGCGCTGCAGCGGTTCGGGCATTTCAACGGGGCGATCCGCCGCAACGGCACGGCGCTGGGCAATGTGGTTTCCGTCGAGGTCACCTATTCGAACGGACTCGACCGGATCGAGACCATCCGCGGCGATGGCAGGATCGATGGCGCTGATCCCGGCATGGCGTCGCTGACGGGGCGGATCGAGGTGCGGTTTGCCGATACCGCGCTGATCACGCAGGCGATCAACAAGGAACCGTGCGAGCTCGAATTCTCGTGGAGTCTCGGGGCGGATGCCAGCCTGACCTTCACCGCGCATGCGGTCTACCTGCAGCGTTCGCGGATCGAGATTTCTGGCCCGCAGGGTATCCAGACCACCTTCGACTGGCAGGCGGCGAAGGCCGAGAGTCCCGCGCGGATGTGCACCGCCATCCTGGTCAACAGTGTTGCGAGCTATTGAGATGCAGAAACTTGATCTCATGAAAACCCCCCGGTGGCTGGAGCTGTTCCCGGGCAAGCGTGTGAAGGTCCGCCCATTGACGACTTCCATGCTCATCGCAGCGCGTAAGGACCCCGCGGTTGCGGAATTGCCGGAAGACGCAGACGACAACGAAGCCGCGCTCGCCATGGCCAAGGCGTTGGCGCGGCGTGCGATCGTGGAATGGGAGGGGATCACTGATTACGACGACGAACCTCTCGAACTGAGCCCCGAAGCTGTCGATTTCACCATTGAAAGGTGGCCGTATTTCCAGGCGTTTCAGACTCTCTACGTCGCCAGAGGGATGGTGCTGGAAGCGGAAAAAAACGGCTCATTGCCCTTGCCGAATGGCACTTCGGCGGGGGCGACGGATACTGCGCAGCCTGCGGAACAACCTGTCCCGACTGCCCCGCCCGGGTGAACCAGCCGCAGACGTGGGAGGGTGTGCAGGTCTGGGACCTGGTGCAGCGGCTTGGTGGCCAGCTGCGCGTTGTTCCCGGGGCGGTGATCGGCTGGGACATGGCGGCGGCGCTGGCGCTGGGTCGGGCGCTGGGTGTGCCTGCGCTGGCGATTGCCGAACTGTTGCCCGCCATCGAGGCGGTGATGGTGCGGAAGGTGAACGAGCAGCTCGCGGCCCGTCGCGACTGATCCATCAGGAGTGCTGAACCCGTGACCGAGAAACGCGTTTCCGTACGTCTGTCGGCGGTGGGCGGCCGCCAGGTTCGAGCCGAGTTGGAGGGTATCGGCGAGGCGGGAACGCGCGGGTTCCGGCGGCTGTCGACCGAGATGGAGATGGCCAACGCGCGGTTGGCGGCGTTTGCGCGGCAGGCGCGGATCGCGGTGGCGGCGGCAACCGCGGCGCTCGCGGCGGCTGCCGGGGCGGCGATCCGATCGGCGCTCTCGACCGTCGATGCGCAGGCAAAACTGGCGGCGTCGCTCAACACGACAGTCGAGAGTGTCCAGGTGCTGGCCCGTGCGGGCGATCTCGCCGGCGTGTCACTGGGCGAGATCGAGCGGGCGACGATCCAGTTGACGCGGCGGTTGAGCGAGGCTGCAGGCGGCACCGGTCCGGCTGTTCAGGCGCTGCGCCGGCTGGGTCTGACGGCGCGCGAGCTGCAGGCGTTGCCGCTCGATCAGCGCCTCGCGCTGATCCAGGACCGGCTGCGCGAGCTGGTGCCCGCGGCAGAGCGCGCGGCGGTGGCCTCGGATTTGTTCGGCGACCGGACGGCGCTGGCGTTGCTGCGGATCGATACCGCCACGCTGCGGCAGGCGACGCAGGACGTGCGCGATTTCGGCGTGGCGGTCTCGGACCAGGATGCCCTCCAGATCGAACGGACGAACGACGCGATCTCGCGGCTGGGTCTGGTCTGGCGCGGGTTCGCGAACCAGCTCGCGGTCGCGGCGGCGCCGGCGCTGGAGGCGGTTGCTGATGCGCTGGCGGCGGTGGCACGCACGACCGGGCCGCTCAACATTGCGATCCGGACGCTTTCCGACAACCTCGGGCGGCTGGCCAGCTATGCCGCGACCTTTGCGGCCTTCATGGCCGGGCGCTGGGTTGCCGGGTTGGCGGCGGCGGCCCTGTCTGTGCGCGGGCTGGCCACGGCGCTGGTGGTGCTGCGCGGCGCGCTGATCCGCACCGGCATCGGGGCGCTGATCGTCGGCGCGGGGGAGCTGATCCATCAGTTTTCCCGCCTGGTCGCTGGCGCGGGCGGCTTTGGCAATGCGCTGGAATTGCTGGGCAATGTGGCGCGCGCGGTCTGGGATGGCATCAAGACCACGATGTCATCGCTTGTCGACAATTTCCGCGCACTGCGAGCGGACATCGAAGGTATCTGGACGCGACTGCTCGCATATCTGGCCAGCAAATGGGCCGATTTCCTGGTCATGATCGGCCCGACCTTCAATGCGCTTGCAGACCGCCTTGGCGTGGATTTTCGGGTGGACCCGCTTGCGGCGCAATCGTATGCGTCGATGCTCGAACACGCCGCCAGCAATGCCGGTAATATTGCCGAGTTCTACCGCCAGCGGGCGGCAGAGACTCGCGCCACTGCTTTCGACGGGGTCCGTGAGGCGGTGCAGGCGCTGGCCAATGCATTGCGCGGCGCCAGCGCAGAGACCGAAGATGCGCTGGATGCGGCTGCGGCAGGGGCGCAGCGCGTAACCGACGCTTTGGACGAAACCGAGGCGGCGGCAGGTCGCGCCGGTGCGGCGGCGCGACAGGCGGGCGCCGACAGCGCGGCGGGCGCCGAGCAGGCCTTGACGGGCTGGCAGGCGGCTGCGCAGGCGCTGGCGGATTACGCCGCCGGGGCGCGCGACATCGCTGGGGACATCGGCAGCGCACTGGTCGATGCCTTCCGGAGTGCCGAGAATGCCATTGCCGAGTTCGTGCGCAAGGGCAAGCTCGACTTCCGCGATCTGGTCACGTCGATCATCGCTGATCTGGCCCGCCTTGCCGCGCGGCGCTACATCCTCGGTCCGATTGCGAATGCGCTGGCCGGCGTGCTGGGCAATGCGGGCCGGATTTTCGCGAACGTGCTGCACACGGGCGGGGTGGTCGGCGCGCCCGGTCCCGGCCGGATGGTCCCGGCGCTGGCCTTCGCCAATGCCCCGCGCATGCACGCGGGCGGCTGGGCGGGGCTCAGGCCCGACGAGGTGCCCGCGATCCTGCAGCGCGGCGAGCGGGTGCTCTCGCGCAAGGAGGCCGCGCGCTATGGCCAGCCGGACGCGCAGACCGTCAACATCACGATCATGGCGCGCGACTTCGAGAGCTTCCGCCAGTCGCGGACGCAGATTGCCGCTGACATCGCCCGTGCCGTGGCGCTGGGCAGGCGAGGCATGTGATGGCGTTCCACGAAGTGCGGTTCCCGGATGACATCAGCCGTGGCGCACGGGGCGGGCCGGAGCGGCGCACGCAGGTCGTCGAACTGGCCTCGGGCGCCGAGGAGCGCAACGCCAGCTGGGCCAATTCGCGCCGCCGCTACGACGTCGCCTACGGCATCCGCCGCGCCGACGATCTGGCGGCAGTCGTGGCCTTCTTCGAGGCCCGCAATGGCCGCCTCCACGGCTTCCGCTTCAAGGACTGGGCCGACTACAAGTCCTGCCTGCCGTCGGGCACGCCCGGACCGACCGATCAGCTCATCGGCACCGGCAACGGGTCGGCGACGCAGTTCCAGCTGGTCAAGCGCTACACCTCCGGCGCGCAGACCTGGACGCGGGCCATCACCAAGCCCGTTGTCGGGACGGTGACCATCGCCCTGAACGGGATGCCGCAGGGGTCGGGCTGGTCGG